TTTAACTGCAATCTCCTTGCCCAGCAGATCAGGGAATCCCTTGATCGCTCCCACCCTGGTTCGCCATTGTCCCTTCCAAGATGGCGGCAGGTTCGTGCCATACATCACCGGCTCGGCGTATTCGAGGTTGTTGATGATGCGCCCGGTGTAAGGCTCGCTGATATTGACTTGCCAAGACTGGCGCAAAACACCACCGCCAGGATCAGGGCTGACAGGCGTACCGAGGTTTGGTGGCTGCCGAGTCTGCAGCTCGAACTGCCACTTCAGCGTCGTGCGCTTGACCAGCGTTTGAATCTGGTCATCAAACAGGTCGCCAATCTCGTCGAGCTTAATGTTTCGTGCCATCGCTATGCCCTCAAGATCAGCTCGTAGACGATCGCCGTGTTGTCCTGCTCTGTGATGTTGACCTGAATGATCTGGTGAGCAACGCCGCCGATCACCACGCGATCCTTCGTCTCCGGTGCAGTGGTCACAGCAGAGGCAGCAATCAGCAAGCGCTTGTCGCCTGCCTGCACCAGCTCGTTGACTTCCCGCAGGGCAACATCGCTCAGGACGCCCTTGATCGTGCTGTCTGACTCAGACTCAGTGACGGCACCAGTGGTCGTGTTGTAGCTCCCGCCCGTCACGATCCTCACCGTCACATCACCGCCAAACTTGCTGACGACTTTGTTGGCAACCTTGCGTAGCGAGCTGGAAAGCGCCATCAGATTCGATACGCAATACACGCCCCATTCTGGAGCGTGATGCTCGTGATGTACCCCGCGAGATGAGCGCCTTGGTCAACGCTCACACCACTGAAGCTGTCGTCAATGATGTTTGTGCTGACGATTGAGTCGATCGTGCTGTTTTCGTAAAAGTCGACCTGAATAAAAGTGCCAGTATGCGTCTCCGTGTCATTGATGACTTCCGCGCCGATCGAGTAGTCAACACCGGAGATCGCTGAGCCTGCTTTTGCCATGTCAGATCTTGTAGGCGATTACAGCGCCGCCGCTGTTAAGCGTGAAAGCAGTAAAAACTCCCTGTATCACAAACCCAGCAGGTAGCGACTCACCAACCAGGCTGTTGCCGGTCCAGTTCTGCGCCGTAAGCGCACTGAAGCTGGTGTTGTTCTTCAGGATCGAGATCTTGTTCCAGCGCCCAGTTCGCGCAGTCGTGTTGCTGACGAAATCAGCGCCAATGCTGTAGCTCGGGTCAATCTGAACGCTTCTATGCATGATCAGAGCCTGTAAGCGACGACAGTGCCGCTGGTCAGCGTGACGCTGGTGAATACCCCATACAGCTCGCAGCTCGCCTTCAGGGGCACAGCGGACAGGGCGTTGCCGGTGTAATCCTCAGCGCTGAGCGCATTGATCACCGAGTCTTCCAGGGCGACGATCTTGCCGAAGCGACCAGTGTGCGCCGCTGTGTCGTCGATGTATTCAGCGCTTGGGTAGGCGTAACCCATGATCAGCTCCGCTTGACGGCGATGTTGCCCGGTCCACTGATTCTAAGTCCGGTGAAATACCGCTCGACCATTGGAGGAATGCGGTCAGCACCAGTCGCGCCGTAGGTGTTAGGCGTGACGTCCAGATTGCCGATTTTCACGTTCTTGTAGTCCTCAAGCCCGCTAAGACCCAGCCCGTCCTTGTTGTTGTTTAGGTAGACCGCGAGGGTCGCCTGCGCCTTCTTGACCTGGTCCGGGATCTCGGTGTCCGTGAAGTAATCAGTCGTGATACGAAACGGAAAACCCACCGCATAGGTGTTGATGTAGGTATCCGGTTTCCTGACTCCGGTGCGCGGCCACTGGAGAGACTGCGTATCAGTCGCACGAGCACCTAAAAAGCGTTCACGGTCAATGCGCTGCGCTGCTGTATAAAGCGCGCGGTTTTTCTGGTCGTCAGTTGCCGAAGCCCAAGCGGTCACATCATCGTCCTGGACCAGACCGTCGATGATGTCGTTGGCGTCACTCAGCGTCAGGTAGCTGTTTGCGCTTGCGCCCCCGACTGTTGCGTCGATTGTGATTGCCATCGGGCTTCTCGGAAGATTGCTTGGTGGCTTCTGTCACAGGGGTGGAGACTGCCGCCGTAGCGACAGCCTCACGCTCCCGTGCTCGCCTAAAAGCGAACAGACCCATGATCAGGAGGCAGCAGCCTTGATCACGGCGTAGTTCAGCACCAGGGCTTCACCTGCGGTGGTGCCCACGTTGCTCAGGGTCACATCAAAGGAACCTGCAGCAACAGCGCTGATGCTCACGATGTAGGTGCCGGTGGAGGCGCCAGATTGCAGCGAGATCGCCACAACATCGGTAGCAGCCACTTTGTCGTTGGTGACGGTGAAGGAGACTTCAGCGCCGCCTGCCAAAGAAGCGTCGTGGGTGGTGATCTGACCAGCAGCCTGGTTCAGAGTCACGCCCGTTGCCTTGCTGGTCCCTTGGGTCACGGCGCCACCAGTGGTGTAGCCGAGAGCCTTGCCAGCACTGATCTCAAAAGAAGATGCCATCGTTAGTTACCTCCCTCAATCCATGTTGGAAGTATTGGTGGCACGAACGATGCCGAGGTTCTTAAGCTCGTACACCTTCGACCAGTTGCTAACGGTCTCCAGTTGAGTCCGGGTGGGGTTGACCGTGGTCACAGCCCACTTAGCACCAACGGGGTGGTAGCAATAGTGCAGGTCGATCGACATGGCATCGCTCTTGGCGAGGATGTCACGGTCGGTTTCGGTCTGCATGGCGAGTTGCTCGCCCGAAGCCACTGCACCTTCGGTGAAGAAGTAGGTGGCGTATTCGGTGGAAGCACCGCTGCCTTCGGTTTGGACGTCATCCGAAACAATGACGCGAAGACCCATGAAGGTAGGAACTGCAACGGAGCCAAAGGCGTTTGCAGTCGAACCCTGGGCAGCGCTGGTGTCAGCGGCGCCAGTGTTGTCGTAGATGTAGTCGATTGCACGACGCTCCACCAGGTCGTAATAGACCTTGGAGTGGATGCACAGTGCAGTCAGCTTGTCGCCTTGATCGCCAAGCTTGGCGCGAGCCTCAGCAACGTGACGGGGGGAGAGCACGGTGGGGGTGTCACCGGACTCACCGTCAATGGTGAGGTCGAAGAAGGCGGCGGAGCTGCTGGTGGTGCCCAGGGTGCCAAAGACGCCCTTGAGGCTGGACAGCAGGTCCTTTTGACGCTGGTTAGCAACGTAGTCAGCAACCTTGGCGCCAATGGCAGCCATGGGGTCGCTACCGGCTGCAAGCGCCGCGAGATCCCGAGCCTCGAAGGCACGCCCACGGTGCAGGATCACGCCAACTTGCTTGTCAGCAGTGATTTTGCCGGGGGTCAGAGAAGAGCTGTCAGACAGCACTTCAAAGTCACCGGAAAGGTTTGCCTTCCAGAAAGGCACGTTGATGAAATCACCGCCCTCGGTGGCATTCAGCTCAGCCATCGGACGCACAACACCGCTAGCCAGGAAGGCATCGCGCTGGGTGGTCTGTTCAATGACGTACGGCGTAAATACCTCGGGAACGATGATGTCCGACCGGAGAGTCGCCATCGTTTAATTCCAAAAGTGTTTAACGGTGTTGGGCGTAACCCAGTTCGGCTCCGCGTAGCTTTGCCTTAGCCCGCATCTTAACGGGCAGCTTGTGCTTTCAACCTTTCATATAGGTCGCGGTCAGTTCTAAATAGCCGCGATTGTTCCGTCAGGTTGTAGCTTTCAGGCAAGAACGGGTTAGCAACACCGGCAGGGATTTCGCCGGAGCTGCGACCAATCGGTGCACCGCTGCCTTGAGGCTTGGGCTGCTTTTGCATCCAAACCGGCAGGGTCTTTGCCCATTCGGTGACCGGAGTGCGCTGGTAGCCATCGACGACGACAACGGTGCCATCAGGCTCGCGCTCGATCTGATCAGGCGAGAGCTTGGTCTTCATGATCAGGTCCGGATCATGCACGATGTCAGCCAGTGCGCTGACAGCAGGCGTTAGCAGCTCCAGCTCACGGACGCGTTGCTCTAGCTCTGCGATGCGCTGGTCCTTCTGCGCCGTCGCCTCACGGAACTGCTGCTCCAGAGCTTGCCGCGCTTCGGAGTACTTGCCTTCGGCTTCGAGCTTGGTTTGCTCTGCCTGCTGCTTGAACTCCTTAAGCGCCTGGTAGTCATCCGGCACCTCGATCAGCTCTTTCTTCTGGAGCTTCCCGATCAGCTCGTAGTTCTTTTTCTCTAGCGATTCGACGCTGCTTTTCAGCCTTGCGATCTCATCGTTGTTGACGCCTTCAACAGGCGTAACCTGCTGATTTTGCTCGTCGGACATGAATAACCCGTAAGGTTAATTGCGTCCGCAGGCTACCAGCTACCACTTAACTTTGTTCGCCCAGTAAGCGGCACTGGTTTTGCCTTTAGCAATGTTCTTGGCATGACGCGCCTTGAAGGATGCGCGTTTTGCCTTGTCAGCAGCGGATTCACCTTTTCGCGGCGGCTTGGTTTGGGCGCCCTGCTGTCCAAAGCGGATCAGCTTGGGCTTGCCATCAACCTTGACCACAACGGCGTGAGACTTGCCGCTGGGATGGTTAGGCGTCCGAATGGGCTTGTCGTAGCCCTCGAACCTGTGACCGCCGCGTTCGATCATTTCCGCTTAGGCGCTGAGCTGAGTTCCGACCGCTTCTTCAGGACAGGGTTGCCGGTGCTTTCAGATTTGATCGCAACGACCGGATCATCAGCAGTGCCGCGCCGGGTAACAGTGCCGCCGCTTGGTCCTTTGATTGAGTGGCTGCCTTCGCCAGGGGTGCTGGTAACGACGCCGTAAGTGCGGACGCCTTGGTACAGCCAGCTAACACGATCGCCGCGTTTCACTTCTTCTTGCCTCCCTTTTTCTTGCCGCCCTTGGACATCGGCTTGGGCTTGCCAGTGTGGTAAGGCATCAGGCTTGATCAGCTAGCTCGATGCTACCGACGGCGCCTTCTGCGCTTGCGGGCTAAGCCTGCTTCAGATAGAGCAATTGCTACCGCCTGCTTCCGGCTTTTTACTGCTGGTCCCTTTCCGGGTCCTGGCTTGCCGCTTTTTAGTTTCCCCGCCTTGTACTCGCGGAGCACTTTCTCCACTTTCTTTTGCTGCTTTCGGCTTGCTTTTGCCATCGACCGGCTGCGCACCTTCCAAGGCTAAGCCGAACTTATTGCGCCATTGGATGCTGCCATCCTCCAGCATGAACGGACGAGCAAGCATCAGCCCGTCATTGACCAGGACTGCTTGTAGTTCTTGGCTTGACATCGGGATACCTGGCCGTTAGCTGGTTCAATGTTAGTTCTGATCCATCTTTGCTAACAAAACGGCGCAGCGCATCCTTTGCCCCATACTTGTTCGCCAGGTAGTCAAAGTAAGGCGCTTTGCTGCCGAAGACCTTTTGCTTCTCCGCTGGGTTCTGCTGCAGCCAGCTTCCGTAATCCTCGAACTCCTCGATCTGCTCTTTCTCAAGCCCTTTAATTAACGGCGCACGAAGCGAGCGGCAGCCAAAGTGCAAAGGCGGTACAGGACCCTCACCCCACTTGTAGACCCTGCCATCCAGTGAGCGGCAGATCGCCGTCGTGCGGCTGTCCAGCACTGCGCGGTAGATGTAGCGGGCGGTGGTATCAGGGTTTGATAGTGCCACTTGCTCACGGGCAGCATCGGTGACTTGAGTGATGCTGCTGCGCACGATGGCACGGATTTGGTTATTCGCACGAGCTGTGACCAGCCCGCCTTTCTGGATCTGCTGAGCAACGCTGGAGCGATCATCCTTGACCAGCCTGCCCTTCAGCCTGCGCACAATGCTGGGCATTGATTCGCCAGTCAGCAGCCCGTTCCGCACTGCTTGGCTGAATAGCTCAGCTTGGCTTGTGCTCATACTTTGAAACGCTTTGCGGACGACCTCACCATTCGGCAGCGTCAGCGTGGTGCCATCAGCCACGGTCATCGCAAACTGGCGCCGCACTGCACCTGGCAGGTCATCGCTTAGCGAGACAATCCCTAGCTGTGTGGGATCTGATGTGACCACCGCCTGCGCAAACTGCGGGCTGATCTCAACTGATCGGATCGGCGTCGTGATACTTGGCGGCACCATCCGCTCAAGCTGGTCCACCATGAAGTCAGCCTGCAGGATTGCCAAGCCCTGCAGCTCTTCGGTCATCATCAGGCTGCTAGTGCCAGCCCAGGTGCCTAGTGATTCTTTGAGCTGAGCAAGGATTGCGCGGAGCCTGGCAGCACTGATCGAGTCTGGATCAAGCAGCCGCAGCCGATCAGTGGCATCTATGATCACATCGTTGTACGCCCTGACGATCCGACGAGTAACACCGTTGCTGTATCGGTTCAGGTCAATCGCGTTGCGATAGA